TAAAATCAGTGCCTACAAAATGTACGGCTGCGGCATCACCTATGTCTGCTCCAAGGGTCGAATTGGCCGACACGATTCCGCCAAAGAATTGCACCAAATTGCAGAAGATCGGACCGGTTGTAGATTTTCGGCAGCGATAGCCGATGTTGTTGGCTTGAAATGTTGGGTCGTAAACACTGAAAACCAGCGATCCTACGTTCTCTAATCCAACATCGCAGGAGTCAATCTGCACTCTCTCAATATCAAACCGCGCCCAGCGAGTCAAACGAATGCCGTGATGCGCCTTGGCGTTCCCTTGAATGCGCAGGTCTGTAATGCTGCTGTATACCTCTAGAACGCTTACATCGGAGCTGAAGTCAATGATCGGCGTCGTCGTTGCGCCAGTCTTGCGAAGTACGGTAGCCCGCTTACCTGCACCAACCAAACGCACGGATACCGCTCCCGTCCAGTTTTTGACAAGGCTAGTGACAAGATAAGTTCCGGCTGGAATGTATACCGTTCCGCCGCCAGCGTTAAACACTGAATCAATTGCAGCCTGAATTGCTGCTGTATCGTCAACGACACCATCGCCAACGGCTCCGCGGTCTTTAACGCTAACCGATTCGCGCAATTTTGCTTCAACAGTCGTAGTCACAGCCCCTGTTCCGCCTGGCGTGTAACTAACACCAGACGAATTGGGATTTATTCCTGTCCCGTTTAAGAAGCTATAAACAAACGTCCCTTTTGCGTCCAACAGCTTGATGGAAAAGTTAACCGCATTCACATAAATCTGAGCAGGCGTACCAGAGTTTGAGACGTAGCCGTTAATGGTGCGAAGTGGCTGCGCTGCTGGGATCGTCAAAGCCTCATCAAAATACACTTGCACGGGGTTGATTTGTGCATCTAGGTTTGGAACACCAATGTAAACATATCCATTGTCCAACGGCTGGCCGTCGCGGTTTTGGAACACTGGGAAGGGGACGCTTACTGATAGTGCTGGCATGATGTAAATTCTACCTTGTGTTTTGTTTAGGGGCTTACGATTGGCAATGCGTTGAGGGCATCGTTAATTCTTGCTTTCGTCTTGCCTTCTTTTCTCATCTTGACAATTTGCTTTATCCCTGACACTAATGGCACCGGTAGCCCAGTGATCGCCCCAGACACCCCAGCTTCTGCCATTGCCGCCAAAAATGTTCCGGTTGTCCCTGACGTGTTAATAAGTGTTCCAGGGGGGACGGTTGTCACATACCGAACAACATCGTTCAAATCTCTAACAGTTTGTGCATTCTTCTTACCAAGCATGATGTCCAATCGGCCGTTTTTATCCAATGCATTAACGGTTTGATTTAGCTTTGCTGGTGAAACAATAGGTCGATCGTTTGAGTCCATACCAAGGCCTTTTGTAGCCTCATCGCGCAAGTGGCGCACGGTAGCCCCCCGGAGTTCGTTCCATGCCTGTCTACCATCATCGCCACTTGTCACCAGAACACGCTTTAAGAAAGTTATCTCTTCTGGTGAAGAATTAAGAACAGATTTGTTAAAGACTTGATCTGCTGCAACTACTGGATCGGCCATGTTCTTTCTGTTCTTAATGAGCCTAGCGACAAATACCCTATTCTCATATTTGCGCGCCTGTTCCGCACGTGTTGCTCTAGCTTTTTTGTATAGATCCCCGCCGAGCCCTTCGGTGCCCACATCAAAGGCCCTTCTTAATGAGCCACCATGGAATTGGTCTGCGCCATCATATCCCGCCCTCTGAAACGTCTGCCGTAAGCTTTCAGCTTGCCGGAGTGACACGGGTTGAGCAACAAGATTTCCAGACGCATCAGGGATTGCGGCTCCAATGGAAATCGCCTTCTGCCTTGCAGCTTTTAAGATTGGAGCCAAATCACCTTCTGGGATATTCTCGTTAATGTAACTAACCACGGAATTTAAAGTAACGTTATTTTCAAGCTCACCGGCCAGCTCTGCCGCTTTATATGCCGCTCTAGTTTTGTTTTTTGCAGAAGTCAAACCTTCAGTTAAAGATTTGACAACAGCCCCGCCTATTGTTGATAAGTCAGCAAGTTGCGCGTCTGTCATGTCAATGAGCGCATCAAAATTCTGCAATGCGCCTAAATTGTTTTCTTCCGCTCGGCTCCGCAGTGGGCCTCCAAGATCAGTCTGAATCTGCTTTTTCTCGAATTCCAGTTGTTGCGACTCTCTACTGGCCGCGCCTCTTGTCAACTTGATTGGAACAGGTAAGCCCTCGGCGGTCTCAACTCGTCGAATAGCCTGCGGAGTTGCCGCAGCCCCAACAGACCGCCCCCCAGAGGCCCCGCCCCGTGGCGTAGCTTCTGCACCAGGAATAAACTGTCTTGCGGTTTCTGCCGCGTTAGAAATAACTTGGCCAACTTTTTTGGAGCCTTGGATAATCGGGGCGGCTGCTCTACTTGCTGTGGCTGCTACGATTGGCGTCGCCGCTTTGGTGGCCGCAGAAACGGCACCAATTGGGCCAACCACGGGCAAAACAGGGGGCAATCCTTGCAGCGCCTCACCGATAGCCCCAACTTGCTCTTGTCCTGCTTGTGTACGGGGCACATAGGTTAATGCTTGAGCGCCTTTTGCTGCCGCTTGCTCAACGGCTCTAACAGCCTCAGGAGTGCCAAATTGCCCAGAAAGAATTTGCTCTGTCAAGCCCTTTACTGCGCCGCCGACCATTCCCGCTGCGCCACCGACTGCGCCAGTGCCAATGGTTAAGGCCGTTTCACCAGCGCCAATGATTTGCTCACCGATGCTTGGTTCTTTAGGAATTGGTGCGTTTTGCTGCTGTAAGGTGGCCGTGTTTTCCTCGCTCTTGGCGAGCTGGTAAGCCTGCGCAACGGTGTCAAACTCAGGTGTTCCGCGCTTGGCTGAATTTTTGACGATCCAAGCCGCGTATTCGTCAGCGGTTGCCATTTATTGACCCCCTCTCAGAATTGCGTCAGCTTGAGACCGGACGTTCGCTGTTGGGGCCGCTGGTCGTGGTGTGTTACCTGTTGGTATCTGATCCACAAGCTGCTGGCGTTTTTCTTCTGCAACTTGCTCAGGTGATCGATACCTTTTTGCCACGTCGCCCACAATGCGCTGACTAAAGTCGCCAAATGTTTCGCCTGGCTTGGTTGTGTAATCTCCGGCAATAAACGTGCCACTCGCTCGGGTTAACATGCCTTTGTTGTTTGATAGCCAGTCAGTTTTAGCGTTAGCTACGGATGCCTCGATGTCTTGCAGTTTGCCCATTCCGCGCAAGAAGTTGGAGATTGTTTTGGCGTCCGCGTTTTCTGGTGGGATGCCTTTCAGCGCAAGCTGAATATCCTTATCTGTGGCAACACCGGGGGGCAATGCTTTTATCGCAGCCGAGTTCCTGACCCGCGTATATTCTGAACGAAGTTCTTGCAACGCGCCTTGCGAGCCAGTTGTTTTGCGCAAGTAGTCTGCAAAGCTACTGGCAACACCGAACCCACCACCGGCGGCATCAAGACGCTTTGCTAGGTCATTGTATTGGTCTGCCGATTGCTTTGATGCTGCTGCCGCAACTGCGGACTCATTAATAAGTTTTCTTGCGTCTGTGGGAAGTTCGTTCACATTCTTTTGGATGCTGGACAGTTTTTCGGCAACCGTGGCTTGCATTGTTTGAGCATCAAGATTCAATCTGGCAGACCTGTTGGCAATTTCGTTGTTTATATTTCTAATCTGAGCTGCATTTAGGGCTAAACCTGCTTGGGCGATTGGTCCGGCAAACTGCGCCTCGACCCTGGCTTTGTTTGCCTGTGCTTCGGTCAATGCTGCTTCGGCTGCTGCTCTTTCTGGCGCATTAGTGGCTGTGGCTTGCGCTGTAATTGCATTTGCCACGGCCTCATCTGCCTCTGCCCTGAGCTTGGTCAGTGCAGATGGTGCTTGAGCTTCTGCGCGTGCTGTGCTTGAAGCCTTGTCGATGTTTTCAAAAAACTCTTTTGCGCCTGGAATGCCTGCGGTACGGGCTGCTAAAGACTTAAAAACAACCCCAGGGCCGCGCTGTGGATCTGCTGCGGCTTCGGCCAGTTGCTCAAACAATGTTGCGTCTTCTGGGTCTCCACTGTTGCGTGCTGCAACGGCCCGCTCTTGCAGCAATTTGATGCCAGTCTGTGGATTGGCTTGCAAGGCAGATAGTATCTGCCCGCTGGATTTCAGTACGCCTTGTTGCTGCTCTTTGCTGATACCTTCCATGAATGGTAAAAACGCTTTGGACTGCTCTGGGGTGAGCAATGACGCATAGCGTGCAGCGTCACGCATAGTTGGGTTTGGATTTGTGAAGAATCGTGCTTGCTCTTGCGCGGCAAATTGCTGCTGCTGTTGCTGACGTGCTACTAGTGCACGCTGTGTTTCGATATCTGCCAAGCCAGCGCCGATCTTGACGCCCTGCAAAGCCTGTTCAAATGGGTCTGCGACTTGTGCAAGGTAATTGATGGGTTCCATGTCTTTTCCTTAAAAAAAGCCGTTGATGGCTGCGTAATCGGCTTGTGACATGCTTGGCTGACTTGCTGTTGCGGTATTACTGAATGGGCTGGATAAACCGCCAAACAACTTGCCAAAACCACCCGCGCCTTGAATTGCTCCAAAGGCTTTGTTGATGCCGCCTGTAAGTGCGCTTTGTTGGCCCAAAATTCCGCCAGATTCGGCTTGGCCCTGCCTACCTAAGAGGTTTGTGATATTCGCACCAGTTGACATGCCAGCATTGCCAACACCAGCCGCAGCATTCTGGCCGAGGGCAGTCAAACCGCCGAGGCGGCTATACTGTTGCTCGATAAGTTGATTCAGCAATTGGGGCCGGAATTGGCCGAGGGCCGCCTGAACATTCCCACCACGAAGGCCGCCAGTTGCCGATGCGTTTTGAAGGATGGCGTTTTCACCCTGTTGCTGTAAGGCCTGAAACTGTGGACCACTTTGCAGGGCTGTGATGGCTTGCTGTTGTGCCTCTGGCGTGCCCATGCCAAGCAAGGCCTGCTGCTGTGCGAGTGCGCTTGTTCCGGCTTCGGAGTAGGGCTGCAATAGCTTTTGAATGGCGTCAAACTGGCGGCGCTGTTCGTCAATGCCGCCTTGCGCTGATTGCTGTTGGGCTTGTGATGCTGCACCTACAGCTTTGCGCCCTTCGATTGCGCCGCCAAGACCTGCGCCAATGACACCACCAACGCCTGGAAATAAGAAGTTGCCTGCAATGCCGCCTAGTGTGCTAAGTAAACCCATAAAACACCTCAATAGTCATTGGATGCCGCTGGTAGCATTTTCCTCAGCGGATTGATTTTCTCATATTTTAACAGCCCGTCAATCTCCCATATCACATTCGCGCTCTTCCCATGCCTGGCAGGCGCGTAGATCGTGGCAAATAAAATCAAACTTGTCGCAATATCCTCTGAACCCGGCTGCAATATCCCACTCATTGCGGGGGATACGTTCCATTTTGGCCTGCGTCATGGTGCTATTGTCGTAATACTCACAGTTAGAGCAACGACGACGCCTAGCCTCTTTTTCGTCAACTTTCATTGCCTTGCCCAAAGCGACCCAATACACCTTATTGGCTGTTGGCTCATTGCTAGGCTTCTCTGGGCCAAGCATCCAGTCATCAATTACGGTTTGGGTGTTCTTCTTGTTTTCCGCCGCCGTGATAAATTCTTCTTCCATCGGAAGGCCCATAAAGCCCTTGGGCATCATCATAAAATCCTTCATGGCATTCCTTAGGTAATTTCTCGGCCTGATGCGCGAATGGTGAGCGAGGTGGCTGCGCTGGCAATTGTGCTAATGAAGCCGCCAGACTCCAAAGCTTGGCCAACCAATTCGGGACAGGTGTAGGTTTCATCTGGCGCAATGATTCTGGTATCTACAATCAGATTGCTTGCCCCAGCACTTCCGCCATTTGTCACCAAATTGACGCTTATGGTCACGTTTGCTGCACTGGTATTGGTGACGGTAAATTTGTCAATGATTGCCCTGCAATTCACTGCTATGTATTGCGTGGTTTGGCTGTTTTCAGCTTGTTTTGCTGGGATCAACACTTTCACTGTTACTGTCATAGCACGCCCTCAATGTTGTTGTTTACTGTCAGAATGATAGACGGAATTCCAGGATGCGGTACAGCCGCTGGGAATGTTTTTAGTTCCACACTGAGGTTTGTAACGGAGAACATCAACTCCACGTAATCTCCAGATTTCAGCTTAAAAAAATAATTAACCGATGAAAAAATCTCTGCATTGTTGCCTTGGATACTGATCCTACTTGCGCTATTTGTTACATCAACACCATTAAGTCTAAACCAGATATCAAAAACATCCGTTCCGCCTGTTGTCTTATCAAGCTGAAAAGACGTATCAAAGTTATAGATGCCTTCGGTATCGACGTAAATTCTTGACGCTGGGGAACCAAGATAAACGCCATTACTCAAGTCGGTGGCATTAAATGTGATCGCTGTGGCTGTGTTGATAACAGTGGCGGTCTGGGTTGTGGTGTCATAGAACGAGCCATGCCGGCTGCGCTTGAATTCTCGCTGAGGCGGGGCCATCTGCAAGCCTTCAACGGCTGCGGCAAGTTTGGCCAGTAGCTCAAGCGCCTGGTTCGCCTTATTTTCGGCCGATGCGCTGCTGATAGATGACTCTTGAGCCAGTGCCGTGATTTGAGACAGCGCCTGATTTGCGGTGGCCGAGGCCGTGTCTGCTTGATATTCAAGGCCTGTCCCGGCAACCGGCAACAATGTATCAACAGTCTGAAACAGTAGTTCAAACTGTCTTATCTGCTGCTGGTCGGTCAAGAATGCCGCGAGTTGATCGCGGGTCATATTAAGACGACGTGATACTGGTGCCGTTGCCATCAGAACGCCAATGGCTCAATTTGAGCCTCAAGACGGGCAAAGGAAATATGCGCGTCACTGTCGCCTCGGAATCTTTGGATGCGCCAATTCCTCATGTGGCCCTGCTGGAACCAAGATAACCGTTTCTTTGTGTTACCTAATGTTCCTACAGATATAGACCTGTCTTGACTCCAAGATTGACCGTCATAGGAATAACTGGTGCTGATTTGTGGGTTCTTGCCTAGCTCAATACTTCCTGTCAGGCTAACCAACTCAAGCTGATTGAATATAGCGCCTTTGCCCTCGTTGTAAACGATGGTGGTGACAAACTCCCATCTAACCTGTTGGCCCCAATGATGACCAACAGATTGAGAAAGATATCCAACATTATCTGATTGTGGGTCACCAACAAGCCACTTATTGTAAGCCCAGACAAAGCTCCTTGCCCGGTACTGTGAGAAGCCAACTAATGAAGAACTAAGCGTAAACCAAACCTGTTCGCCAAGCGCCTCTGAGGCGGCTGCATCATAAACAATTGCCCTATCTGGAAGATGGACATAAAGGTATTGGTTACCCTTATCGTTTCTAGACTCAAGCTTAACTAGGGATAGTTGCGATTCTGTATATGTCAACAACAAACCATCAATCTCTTGAGTGCTAATCTTTTGAGCGCTCGCTGATGCGCCAACATAAATACTTGGTGCTTCATTCCTGCCGCTGCCTAAGAATGCAATTCGATCCATGTAGACGCAACAAGCATGCGTCCCAATGCATCCCTTTTGAATCTGAGCCCCGTCAATTCTTTGGAATGGGAATAGATCGCCGCCTACGTTGTCAAACACCTCGATGGTGTGTCTGTTCATCGCATGAATTTCGTTTCTTAATTTCAGAACAGCAACGATTGGATCTGGATCGACTTCAGAGCTTCCATACTTCAGCGGGTTGACATTTGTGGGGGCACCCAACTCTGTGACAATCAGAAACTGGCCATCTGTCGTCATAAAGTACCCATCGACCCAGGCAACATCCAGCACTGTTCCGATGTCTGGGTCTGTTACTTGTGAAAGAACCCCATCCCAATAGTAGAGCCGACCCCCAGATGCAATCGCCAATTGGTCAAAGCTGTAATCAAACGTGACTAGGCTATCTGTAGGGCCGCCCACATCGCCTAACACTGTCACAGTGCCATTACTTGCCACCGATACCAACTTGGTGCCCATGACCCGGTAACAAACGCCGTTCCACTCAATGCCGCCTCGGTCAATGCCTGGGCCTGTGCCATTTGCAACTATGCCATCCCCTGGACGTAGGAAGCCGTTGCTGATGCCAGATTTCTTGGGAACAGGAACAAGATTTACAGGGTAACTTGTGCGAAGTTCAGGAGTGGTGTCGGCATAGATGCCGTTGAGGATTGGAATTTGCATACTTACCTTCCATAATCAGCAAATCCGGTACCAAGAGTTCGTGGGCTGATAAAAGCGCACGCGGAAGAATGCATTAGCTGCCAGCGTAGTCGGTGCGCCAAAAGCCGCCGAGGCACCATTAAGCGCCAATGTAAACGTGGTGATGATCTGCGTGGTGGTGATTAGAACCTCGGTGCCATCAGGTACGCCAGTGTTCAATGGAAGCGTGACCGTGCCAGTTGCCAGCGTGCCGGCAGGCTGGATAATCATCCACTGCTGTTCGCTGATTGGTGTTGGCACAGTGACATTGAACCCAGCCCCAGGCGTATACAGGTTGGTTGCCACCGTAGGCGAGGCAAACGACGTTTGGAAATACTCCAGCAATTGACTAACCGAAACCTTCCGAGCATCGCCATTATTCGGCACGTAAATCGGGAGCAAGTCCCCAGCCGATACTTGACTCAGGCCCGACAATTGATTAATGGTAGGCATGTTTTTCCCTTAATTGAATTCAATGGGACCATCTTGTCCCGCCAACAGCGGATCAACAGGCCTGCGCAAGAATGGATCATCATATCCGCGCCATGGCTTGTTCCCAGCCCCAGCAGGCATTGAGCCAGGCAATTGCTGCTCAGGAGGCATTGCTGCACGCGACAAAAGCGTATTGTAAGACTCTTTGGCAGTTGCCTTGGTGTCTGGCATTACTTGCTTTCCGTAACTCGGCGCAAGCTTAATAGCCAGATTGGTGTATATCGACTGGTTTGCCGAGTCGGGGACATTCGTTTGTTCGTCCAAATCGCTATCTAATGGGCTGGACGGCAAAGGGTACCCCAAACGAATGCCAAGCGCATTCCATGACGCGATCATCATGTCCAACCTTTGCAGGGCCGACTGCAGTTGCTCCGGGCTAAGATCAAAAACGTATGAAGCAAGCCCAATTTCATCAAATGCTTGCGTAACAAATTGGCGCTTGCTCCATCCCATTTTTTTCTCCTACGCAGTGCGAGATAACTTAATTTTAACTTGCCCGGCTGCCACTGCGGTAGTGTCAGAATCAGCCGCAGCGCCAGTAATTGCAATTCCAAGACCAAGTGAGAATCTGTGTCCGTTAAATCCTGGAGTGACTTCAACTTGACCTGTAGCAGGCACTGTAATCACAAATTCTGGCACGTCCGTTCCAACGGTCGGCGCAGTCGCCTTATTATATAACTTCACATACGCTGGAGTTGCCCCAATATTACTAGCAAAAAACGCCTGCAACCCGGCGCTTCCGGAAGTAATCAACGCCCCGTTAGTTGTTGCCGCGCTGTTCAAGAAGAACCCTGTTGGAGCCGTTGGAGTGCCAGCGGTGGTGATAGTTGTGATCGCAGTTATCGTGCCGCCTTGGACCGTCACTGGGGCCGCAGAACTGATATCTCCGATTGGACGGGGGAGCAATTCAACACGTTCCCGCTCAAAATCAAACACCCGCACAAAGCTAATACGCATGTCAGTGCGTTTAATAACTCCGCCGCCTGATGTCGTTGAGCCAAAATCAACCGGCAGAACCATGCTGTCGGTATATGGCAAAACAAGAGTCAGAACAGTAGTCACCACGTTGGCAACTTTCCATGCACCGTCTACACCAAGAGAGGTGACCCCCAGGGATGCCGTACTACGCAAACCAACAACGTTCACTAGATCGCCAATTGTTAAACCTGTCCAACTACCTACGCCAGTTAACACCAATTGCCGCGTGCCATCAGACAAAGTGGAAAGAACTGCGCTCCCAGCAGAAATTGCGTTATACCCCAATGCAGAGCCGAGGTTTCCGCCTTGAACCTTGGCAACATATCCGCCGTAAGCCGATCCCGTTGTGCCGCTACCAATCACTGCCGTGAAAGTGGTTGTATCTACAACAGTTATTGTTGTTGCTATTGTCAACGCTGGGAAGTTAGCAGCAGCCGGATCGCTGCTGCCGTAATAAACAACCTGATCGCCAGTGTTCAACCCGTGTGCAGTGTCCGTAACAAACGTGCCAGTCGTCGATACAGTCTTGGTTACAGATACGACTTGTGCAGCCGGAACAGTCAACGCCTTGTTGTTAGTAGCGCGAAACCGTAGTTTGTAGGTCAGGCTAGGATCTGGGCAAATCTGGGTTCTTAACAATCTACCGCTTTGTTGAACAGTAGTTGAATCAACCACTGTATCCGCCCACTGCACTCTATCAACCTGAGCAACAAACCTATAATCGTTGGTCGGGCTAAACGCATACTGATACGCCGCGTTAACTAGCTGTACCGAAGCCGTTGTCCCAACTGTCACTGAATGATTGCCCGCAACGGTACCCGATGGGTAAACGTCTCCAGACTCTGCACGGATATACAAGCTGGCGCTTGTGGCCGTTGGACTTTCAAAGATTTCACTAAAGCCATTTTTAGCGCACCCAATGCGCTCTCTAAAATAAACAAATCCTTTTGCTCCAGCAGGATTAGTAATGGTCTGGGATGCAATCGTTCCGCCTGGTCCTGCCGTTGCAGTGAACTGAGTTGGGCTTGGCGCTGTAGCCACAACCAAAGACGGGTAATTAGCTAACGCATTCGAACACCCAAAAACCCCGATGCTTTTACCCACTGATAACCCGTGTGCTCCCACTGTATCAACGGTTAAAGTGGTGGTTGTCTGTGTAATGCTTGAGATGGCTAAATCTGACAATCCGGGCAGAGGCGTCCCAACGTCTACAACCTCAACAGAAAATTCTTGGCCCAAAGTCCTTTGAGACATTGAAATCCCCGCCATGATTTCAGCGGGAATAGGAAACGTATTATTGGTTGTTAGTACCGTCTCGGTACCAGCCGATAGCGGGTCTTTTGAGATAACAAGATACGAAGCAGAAGACGCATTTCCGTCCATGTAAACCAAGTCTCCGCTAACCTTGGTCTCCGTCCATTTGGCCCCGGGTGTGTACGACTCAAATGCGTCTCTAAACGACGTTGTAACATTGCTTGAGACAGCACTAACGACTTCGGCATAGGTGCCGTCGTTCATGTCTTTGTTACGTCGAGTTACGTCGTTGTAACTTTTGATGATGTCTACCACGGTTATTCCCTAAGAAAACGGCATTATGGAAAACTGCTCCTTAATTCAACTTCATTACTTCATTGATCTTTTCGATAAGCTTTTCATCACCCCATCTACGATCAACCTTTAGGCCAATCTTATCAGCTTGTTGGAGCATTTCTTCACGAGTTGGCGCAGAGTTAGAAACTTCTTTCGTATGGTCAATGACTTCTTTAGGTTCAATGAATTTAATGACCGCCTCAACAAGCGTCTTACTCCACCCATCCAGCACAGCCGATTGAAGTTGAACCTCATCATTAACGCCAATTGATTCATAAGTGGTGCCATTCGGGCCAAAATGGGCTCCAGGGCATCTGTAAACAAAAGCGGGGAATTCCATCACTTCTTCGGCCCCTTGTTTGGCTTGCCTGCTTTCATCGCAGCACTGCGAGCCGTAGATAGCGCAATCGCCACAGCCTGCTTTTGTGGCTTGCCGGACTTCATCTCTTTTGAGATGTTAGAGCCAATAGTTTTTTGGCTGTAACCTTTTTTGAGTGGCATCTCGTTTGCTCCAATAAGAAGCCCGAGGATTGCTCCCCGGGCTAAGTTTACAGCTTAGGAAATGCGATACGCGACAAAAGTATCAGCAGCCGTCTTGCGCATGCGGAAACGTGCGGCAGAGCCAGTGGTTGCAGCCGTTGCAGCAGAGCCCACGATGGTCACGCCAGTGTTGACGGTAACGGTTAAAGCAAACGCGGCCAAAGTGACCAACGTAAAGTCAATACTGTCATTGATCGCAAACTCAGAAGCAAGATCGAAAGCTGCGCCAGTTGGGAACTGCACGTTACGGCTAGCCGTTGGCGTAGAGGTCACGATACCGCCAAGCAACGCGGCGGCAGTGAAGGCCATCGCACCACCGTCAGCGATGTTGGTCGGCGCATCTTGGACTTGCGAATTTAAACGGCCTTGCTGAACTTGGGGAGCGGTGCCGACTTCATAGAAAACGGGCTGGCTTCCGGTGGACTCAACAACGATAACCGCTCCAGTGGAGTACGGGCCGAAGACGGTTTGACCGTTGCGAACCGTGCCGAGCAACGTGGTTTGATCTGGATATTGAGGAAAACCAATCGTGCGTGACACTTGGCTTTCGCCTTGGGTGAACACGGCAATAGATTCATTGGCGGGGATAGTAACGGTAGCTTTGCCGCTTACTGCGATAACATTAGACATGATTTATCCTTTGTAAATTTAGAGAAGGCCGGAGTTACCCGGCCGTATTTCTTAGGTCTGAGAGAACAGGATGATGCCTGACATTTCAGGCTGTTTGTTCACCACACCAAACAACGTGTCAATGCGGAAGAAAGTTTTCATTGTCTTGACGTCGTATTGCTTCTGCATGACCAACTCAATTCCTTGGTCAGTAGAGGCACGCATCACAGCCGCACCAGCATCGCTAGGAACAGCATAGCGACCAGGGATGATCTCCAACGAGTCACGCTGCCAGAACGGATTCACGGAGGCCGAAACGGTGTTCAGGAACACGATTGCAGCATTAGATGCCACCGAGTTTGCAACGCAGTTTTGATACTGGACTTCAGCATCAGTACCGCCTTGGCCAGTAATCAGCGGGGGGCTGATAACCATGGTGGTGGCATTCACCACGCTGATGACCCGGAAGGTCTTCAGTTGGCCCGTATCGCCCTTGGTAATGTGATGCACCGCGCTAATACCGGCAACAGTGAATGCATCGCCGGCGGCCACGCTGCCGGTGCTAGAGATGGTAATCGTTTGGAAACGATTATCAACGTTCGATGTTTCACCAGTTACCGATACTGCGGTAGCGCGTGGCACATAGTAGTTAAGAGCCGAGGCGCGGGTATCGATGGTCAGGCCAGCACCACCAGCAGCAGCAGCCTTGCGATTGGCGTAGTCAAATTTGTAGGTAGAGAAGGAAGCCAACTCACCCACAAAAGCCTTGCGCAAAGCCTTGTCGCTGATCTCGTTTCCGAACGAACGTGAAGCCTTTGAAAGATCGTTAGCCATGCCGTTATAGTCACGGGTAGACAAGGCCAGGAAACGATCATAAGAAGGAACGCCCTGTTCGTTCATGATGGCTTCGCACTGGGCGACATCATCAAAGCCCGAGGCGGCTGCGGTACGCTTAACAACCAGCGTACCTTGGTTTGCTGCCACGTTCATAATGGCCACGTTGATATCACTGGCAAGCTTTTGCTTAGCAGCGTCACCGAGGCGATTCTCTTGCAGCGTGTCACGCAACTCAGTTGCATTCATGACCCAGGGCACGACTTTAGAAAAGCCAATGGTTGCAGGCACTGATAGCTGGGTGAAGTCATCAAAGTTGGACGACATATCGGTACCGTTATAGCTGGTAGCGATATAGGGCTGGGGGCGCCAAATAACGTTGTTGCTACGCTCCATCATCGTTTGGTCAGTAGTGTACACAGCTACGTTTTTGCTCAAAACGAGTGCATCTTGAAAACCCTCGAGGATGTCTTCAAACGCAACGCGCTCTTCTTTACTGAATGAATTTGCCATGATTAATATTCCAAAGTAAAAAGTAAATTATTTAGATGCTGCTTGTTTCTGCTTTTTGTACTGAATGACTTTCGTCATGTTGCCAGTCCGCGAAGCTTCTTCGCGCAGCCGTTCAAGTGTTGAATCAACGGAGCCGGAAGATCGTCCGGTGCCAGACACAACACGCTCAGGGGGTGGTGCGGACTTACGGTTGGTGACTTTCAAATCTTTCTCCAGTTTGGCAACCGCAAACGCGAACTTTACGGGGTCTGTGATCTCGGACAACTCTTTTGCCTTCTTCAAGTTCTTACCGAGTGCGTAAACGATCAAAGCTGGGTTATCTGCCCCTTGGAGAACGATCCCTTGCTGGGTAATGCTCAAGAGTTCCTGAGCAACAAGTTCAGCTTCTTCAAAGTTCTTAACCTTTAGCTCTGCCTTTGCTTTGCTGTAACCATCAAGTTTAGATTGCCAAGCCTTCTGCTGATTTACTGCCTCAGCTTCTTGCTTAGCTACTACATCATCCACTTGACGTTTCTTGTCAAACCAAGCTGCCAGTGCAGACTCGAATTGGTCCACGTCATAATCGTGATCTTCAAGCTTTGGTTTAGCCCCCAGCGAAACTGGCTTAGTCTCAGTCTGCGCTGTGGTTTGCAACCTGCTATGAAGTTCCCGATTTTGTTTTTGCAATTCCCTATTCGTCTTACGCAACTCTCGAACCCATTCAGGCGCGGGAGATTCTTCCTCGGGCGGTGGCGCTTCCTCCCCAATAGATACGATGACCTCATCCGATTCGTCATCATTTGCTTCAGGCTCATCTGACTTGAATTCATCATTAACGGTACTGCTATCGTCAATGGTTTCTTCTTGCTCAGAATTCTCATTTACAAATGATTCATCTTCAAACTGGTTATCTTCTCCGACTGCCGTTTTGTTCATCATCAGACCCTATCAAACTCACCCATTGAGCGGCTGGGTGGTTGCCGTTACTTAATAATACATTATTCCATCGGTTGCTGTGTATTCAAGCCACCCATCAGCTTCTGCACAGCCTCGGCATTGGCTAAATCTGTCTTGCTCATGACCTCAACAGTTTGAGCATTCTTGAGTTCAGCCGATGCAATTGTTTCAACAGTATCGGCCCGTGCCTTCGCCGCTTTTGCCGTGGCTTCCTCTGCTGCTGCCTGTAGATACATAGCATTAGGGTCTTGTGGCGTACCTTCCATTTCGGCCATAAGCTGCTCTCTCTCTTTGTCAGTAGGCTCGACAACACCCATGCGAAGCAGCTTCTTGCGGAAGTATTTATTCGCGTCTGAGATTCCCTCGCCTTCCATGTTCATCATCGCCATAGCGCCGAGCACCTGCATAGTGTCGGGGTCTTGCGTGATTTGGAGCATGCCAGTCAAGGCCCTGACGGTCGCGGCCTTCTTGCTTGAGCTTGATGGGCCAACGTCCACAGCTACGTCAAACGAGGCTGCACTAAGATCGTTTTCAGTGACAACAGCGCCATTCTCCGAATCAATCATCGGCTTCATAAGATCGACGGAATCTGTTTCGCCACTTTGCGCAACGACCTTCATACTCCGTTTGTTTTCTGTGTAGATTTCCTTCGCCATTGAGAGCCATATCTCTCCGCAGCGCTTCATGCCCTTCGCAAAGTTGCTCATGTAGATAAACGTCTGCATGTCCACGCGCTGCTGGATCATCTCAACAGCCTTACCAGATACTCCGCTGACCATCTTGTCGGCACCCTGAGGGTTACCGAGGATGTCTTGCATATCCGTTTCTGTGATCTGCAACAGTGCAGCCATAGCTGGCGGGATCTGTGGGCTCTTTGTGTATGCAACAGGCCCACTTAACGACATATTGCCGTTTTGGTCAGTTACTGGGTTAATCAGGAGATATGGATAATCTTTGATGTTATCTTCTGCCCACATTATCTGGTGCCCTGCAACTTGCTCAGGGCTAAGGATGGGCTTCTCAACAGAAGATAGTGCGCTTATCTCGCCCAGCTTAGATAGCTGCATGTTCTTGAGGCGCTGAGCATCCTTCGCCAGTCGCACGTGGCCCATGCAACGCTCTACGTTGTCCACAAACCATCGCTTGCCATACACCGGCACGATGGGTATGCACTTGCCTGCAATGTATCCAGCGTCTTCAAGAACCCGGCCTCCAGACAAAATATATTTGTGGATTCGTTTGCTCTTGATCTTCTTCTGACGAACCTCTTTACTCCCAACGGCAAGCAGGGTTTCCTCGAGGGTATCATCATTTTCAAAGTCTGATTCATTGTATCGTTCTTCATCGCCTGCAATGGTTTGGAAGATGCGAATGGTTTCAGACTTCTCCTCGACTTTGTAATACTCGGCCACATATACAACATCAGGCGTACACCAATCGAACTCATATTGGTGAATAACCTTAGGCCAGTCGGTCGGGTTATCTTCCCAGGTATCTTTGTATGCTTGGCGGGTCATGCTGGTAACGACAAAGCAGAACTTAGCGTCTGACTTGTCTTGACGTTTCGCGCCGAGGTCAAAGAATACAGAGCTATCAGCGTCGAAGATGGGCTCGATACGAATGCGCTGGCGCTCATCTTCTGGGTCTTCTTCATCTTCGTATGCTGTGCGAAGCCGCCAGGCTCCAAAGCCGCCCCCGACAGCCTCCTCAAAAGCATTGTCATAAGCTTCAGTAGCGACTGAGTCTTGCTCATCAGCACGGTATAGGCCGTCACATACGTCGGCTAGCTTATCGTCGGCCTTGCCATCTTTGGAAACGAAGTCAACAGTAATACGGTTGTTTCTGTATTCATTCACAACTCGAATGACAGACAAGTGGATCTTGTTTACTTCAAACTTAGGCTTATTCTCGAATTGATCTTCGAGCGGGCCTTCCCATTGTGCGCCACAAATAGAATAGAACCTTCGATCTTGCAGGCACAAAAGCCGCTCATCTCGGAGTGCGCTTTGCACATCGTCAAACTGCGCGAGAGCATCCGCATGAAGATTTGATAGTTTCTGACTGTTTGAAAGCCTAGCCATGTTTGATCCCTTGGTTCGTTCAAATTCTACCAGCGCTTGACATTGGCGATAGGGGTGAATGTCTGGGGTTTGGATATGCTAGCCCGGCGCACGGCTTCGCAAGCATATCTGAGCGCATCGATAACGTGATTCTTCTTATCTTCAAGCACGGGCAGAATCTTGCCAGTAAGCGGGTCAGTTTTGTAGCTGTAGAGTGTGAGCTCGTCAATAGTGTGGATGCATCGAGGATGAACGACGATATCGTAATTCTTCAAGAACTCGATACCTTCCTCGACTGAGCGCGGCCCTTTGACTGCCGTCATGATCTTCGGGAAGCCGTTCTTCTTCATGTGGGAGATGGTTTCAGGCCTGGCAGAATCGGCCACGATAGGCCACTTTTCGGATTCGGGGACAGTCATGAATAGGTCCGGAGTATTCACAATTTCGCAACCCACCATGTAGGCTTCATAGTCAATGTACAGCGTGCGGCCGATGATATGGCAGCGCACCAATGTAGTTGGATCGACTGCAAACCCCCAGTCAGCGCCGAGGCGGTGTACGGCGTCAGCGGGTGCCTCAAACTCCTCGATCTTCCAATTCTTGAAGACGCGGGTATTGCTGTTGGTGAGGTAGCTGCCCATCCAGACGTGGCTATATTTGTCCGGGTCACGCCGCTTGTCGTATTCCATCTCGTCGCGCAGGACGTCGGGAAACCAGGGGTTATCTGTGAAGTTAACAACTTTCTTGACCGTGCGAGGTGGGCAAGAATCGCCAAACAGGGCATCAACTGGGTCGGTTACGTGCTTTGGATTCCACGAAAAATAAAGTTGACTGCCGGGCTTTCTGATTGTTGGCGTCAAAACATCAAGCGATGCTTGACTGACATTTTGAGCCTCTTCCACCCAGCAAACATCCAAACCTTCCATAGATTTGACCGAATCAATGTTCGATCTCAAGCCGGAGAATAAAAACAGCGAACCGTTAGCGCCTCTTATTTCCGTGTCGGTGCTGACGAACAAAGAGCCAAGTCCAAGGCGCTCAATTTCATCATCAAGCAGACGCTTTACAGAATCTCGAATTGACTTTTGAATTTCACGGGCGCACATCACGCGAAGTGGCTTTTGCACCGATCTAAGAATCAGCGCCGACGCAATTGATCGAGACTTTCCAGAACCTCGGCCACCTTTAATTGCAAAGTAGCGGGCGCCTTCGTCAAAGAGACAATTTGACCACTCAGGCAATTGAGCTTGCATTTGACTTAGCTTGGTTTGACAAAGTTGACCGTGATCCCCATGGCAAGTGGCGATTTTTCATCCCCTGACAGCTCCAACTTATCGCCGTACTTCTTTGGCGCTAGTTTAGATGCCCGCCACTGGCGCGCCCATATCCGCAACTTGACGACCTGCCAATCTTCCGGTGTCGCCATATCGGCCATGCGAATGCATTCGTCCGCCTCTCGCTCCTGCTGCGCGGCTCTAGCGGATGAGATGGCGCTTCGAAATGCCTCGTCTTTCGCCATTTGCCTATAGATGCTTGCCTCTCCTGGACACCAGCTTTCCGTTTCGGCGATTTCGTGTATCGCCCGTCCCCCGGCGATTTCGTCGCAGAGTTGAGCAATCAAGGCGTCGTCCCACACTATTGCATTTGGCATCATTCTGCCCTTTCAGGAATGGTTGCAAATATGCCAAACAAGTCTGGCCTACACAATATCGCACGCGATAGCTCAATCAACCGCCTTTCGGCTTCAGGACAATTGTCTGATTTTTCGCTCATTTGATGCAGCCGGTTGTTTCATGACCTGATCGTATCATTTTGTAAACAATGATAAAAGAAAGATACCATCTAAGGGTTTGTCCTAGTGTTCTTTTGTAAAAGGATTGTTTACATTGGAGTCACTGCGGAACACGAATCAACGGACCTCGCAGCAACTAACCAGGAGATAGCAACATGGAAAAAACAAGAGAGCTGCAAGTTCGCCAATCTGCCGCGACACACCTGAGCGGTATTTCAGCCCGGCAAAACGCGGCAGCTATTGAGTTGCTGCTTACCGAAATAGCATATGAGGAAATCGTGCGCCGCTTTGGTGCGGATGAAATTGATCGCTG